CTATAGATCCGGTAATGTTTTTATTCATCGGTTTGACGAAGTACTTCTTTTAAGATGCTGGGGAAGATCGAAAGTTTGGGTTCCCTTCGGGGTAGTTTTGACCTCTATTAGGGCGCATTGTCTTTTCGTTTGATATATGAGATCGTCTTGAGCTTCAATCAATTCTCCCATATCTTTAAACTGGGTTAGCTTTAAGGGTACTCTCACCGAGGAAGCTGTGGAGAAAAAGCTTCCGCAAGCCGCTGTTCTCGAAGCGAAAAATATTCTTTTATGGTCTATACAGGACTGAAGATATTCGTTTCCATTTCTGATAAAATCAGAGCTGAACACTTGCTTAAAACAAATAACATGATTTTTTAGATTATATTCTCTTTTGACTCTCTTTAATTCCAGTTCGTAATCTACACCTAATTTTTCAGTATTAAAATCAAAAAACTTAATTTCAATACCAGCCCCTCTAAAAAGTTCCGATTCATTTGCCCCATCTATAAATTGATACCCGGCGTTGTCAATAATTATCATTTTTATATTAAAATGTTTATAAAGATAAAAAAGATATTTTATGTGATCTTTCAAATCTCCTCCAGCAACAGCATAAGCGTGAACTAAGGTGTAAGAATCTTCATTTAATTCCATAACCGACATCGCAAAATAATCCGAACTCGGACTGTTACTGAAACTTGGGTCAATAGCTAAAATATATTCCTTGTCAGAGCTTCCTGCTATTTTTGTATGTGGAGCTTCGCCATCAAGAACAGTACATTCGTGCATTTTTTTAGCGCTAAAGTAACTATCGCTGCCATCTGTAAATTGAGCGCAATATTCTCTTTGAAAAGAAGAATGAGATTCTCCTCCAGATCTAGCTTCTTCTATAATAGTTTCATCAATCATGTCTTCGGGAAGAGAGCGGTATCCCATTTGGGATACAAAGTAATTGGACTGAAAAATGTCATCAGAATAAATATTACCCATCCACTCTTTATAAGTTTTATAGAGGTTTTCAAAACTGTAACTAGCAGAGGACAATGCAATCATTTTTGAATTATTTTCAAAAACCATTCTATCTTTCTCTTTCATTTTCCCCTCTGTGATCAAATTGTCTTCGATTTCTCTTATTTTGATTCTTTCCGCAATATCTTGAGGAGCTACTAAAAATGGCATAAGCACCGTTCTTATTGTGTCTTCTGGTAAAAGCATAAACTCATCCAAAACAAGGATATTAGCACGAAAACCACGAATCTTTTCTCCGCTCAGAGGGATTGCTGTAATTGTCCCTCCGTTTATTCTCCATTCATGTTGATCGTTACGTTTAGATTTCGCACCAAAAGCGTGAGCTAACATTTGAGCTTCTTTTGATTCAACTATTTTTTCTATATTATTGAAAATAAATCTAGCTGTACGAAAAGTCGGACCCGCAATCAATATCTTCGTGCGAGGTTCGAAGATGCACTGGAGAAAACAATAAACGGCCGCAATAAAAGTTTTACCACATCCACGTCCCCAAATGCACATATTAAAGTTTCTATTGAAGAACGCCTTAAGTGTTATTTCCTGATAAGCGGCCAACTTAACTCCGGAAACTAATTCCGTAGTGAAACCTAGGTTAGCCCTCAAAAACCTAGCTAAAGAAATTTTAGCTTGTTTATCTTCCAGCGACCCTTTCAGCTGGAGGAATTGTTCATTTACGTTTTCTAATTTTCGGGAATATTTTTCCGGCTCATACCACATGTTAATCTAAATCATTCATAAGGTTTTCGAATCATAGGCTAATTGTAAATCTATATCTTTATATTCGCAATTACTAAAGAATATTCTTTTCATTACTCTAACTGATTCAATACGATCTTTTACGAAAAGAAACTGAATGTTCGGGTATTCTTGAATAACTGATCTTATATTATGAAAAATATGTTTGGGGTTAGTCCTAACTCCCTTTTTGTAGGTTCTTTTTAACTTGTTAAAGACGAGACTGGAGGAGAGATCGTTTTCTACTAAAATAATCAAATTGGCTCCTTCCTCTTCGGACCTTTCTATTTCGTTGCAAAAACGTTCGTACCCCCCACTTAACGTGCCTATTAGATCTTGAATAGATTTTCTTTCTATATAACAATTACATGTCAACTCTTTATTACTTAAACAATAGTCTCCATATTTTAAGCCCTTAACTTCTGTTGGGTAGTCCGGTATTTCTAGGGGCTGATGTTCTCTTGTGTCTATATATATTTTATATTTCTTTTCATCGTCGGGAATATAACTCATGGGGCTGTTAATTTTTTTATATTTAGGTTCAAGCCCTATGCTTCGGCAGAGTTCTTCATAATCGCCGAAAAGTTCTTCGTAATAACCCACTGATGGAGACATAAGGGATCTTAATTCAACTTGGCTCGGAGCAAATTCTAGATCCTTCTTTTTTTTTCTTTCCACAAGAAACTCTTTAAAATAACTTTTCGCAATGCTGGGATTTACCGAGCTAAGCCATTTTTTTAGATTGTTTTTATTATTGAAATCGGAAGAAAAATAATTTTCTTTATTTATGAAATTAATCAATTGATTATCATACCTGTCTCTTCTTGGAAAATATTTATGATAATAGTCCTTGATTTTTAATTTGTGTACTTTAAGGTGGGAATGCAAATTTCTTTCGCCCACAAAATTTTTGCTACACTCTTTGCATTTAACCATTTAAAACCTCCTCTTCGGTTATTCCCATGATGCGGCATTTTATTTCGTCCATAGAAGAAAGGTTTTCGATTTCTTTTTTTAAGGTTTTTTTTCTTAAATCGGCGAGTTTTATCATTTTAACTCTAGTTTCCTCTTCTTTCCAAAGCTCCACTAAATTCAATATAGAAGCGTTCTCTTTGATTTGTTTGCTCAGTCTATGACTTCTTTTTTCCTTGAGCTCATTGAGAAGTTTGGTTTGTCGGTTAACGCATTGGTTGTATTCTGTTTGGGCTGTGCTAATAGACTCCACAAGGCTCATAGCCAATCTTTTTCCCTCTGTCTCTTCAGCGGCTTGATCCAATAGCTCCTGAAGACGTTCAACTCTTATTTGAATATTAGAAGCTATGACAACTTCGGCAGAAAGTACAATGTATTGATCTACTTCTTCTTGAGTCAAATCAGGCTTATCGTTCGTGTATCTCACGAAACTGCTTTCGAAAAGTTCTCTTTTTTTTAGAGAGTTGTAATTTGATATTTGATGCAAAAAACGATAAGTATGCATGTAGCCAATTAATTTAGAAATATTTTTCCTATCCGAAGCCCTGAGACTGTTTTTGTCTATACTCTCGTGGACGTATTTATTGATTCTGGCGATAGCTTTCAGCTCGCTTTTAGGGGGAGTATAATCAGAAGGGGAAACTTCTTTAATTATTTCGGAAAGAACCACTTTGTCATCAATAGTTTTTAAATAATCGCTTACCGCCCTGTATCTGCAATCTAGAGGAGCTATGCTTTCATCAAAAAGTTCTCTAGCCATGTCTAGAGCTTTCATGGTGGAACAGTTATTGTAGATATACTCTCTCTCCTCTTCTCCTAATTCATATTCTTTTTTGATATGAATAGATGTTACTGAAGCTTTTTTACCCTTCGAAGCCAAATATTTTCTTATCGCTTTTCCGTAAACGCTCCTACCGTCTCTGAATGTTTCATCAACGAAAGGAAAGAGTTCGGCAACCAAATCTTTTATCATCGGTGGCGTTTTGGAGTCCCACAAATTATCAATTTGAGTTTTTTGATTTTCTTCTAGCCCTATCTCCTGTTTCTTTTTCACAAATTTAAATCTCCCTCTGATATTAATTCTTTTGCTTTTTGTATTATTATTTTTTTTAAATTTTTTATCTGCTTGTATCCCGGGCTTCTATTTTTTTCGGAAGTTTTATATCCCAACATTTTGGCTACTTCTTGTTCTGTTTTGCTTTTAAGATATAAATTTTCGTAAACGATCCATTCGTTTATTTTGAGTTTAATCTTTAATTGCGCATTAAGTTTGCTAAAAAGCAAATCGAATTCAAAATCTTGAAGGGGAACATCGAGCATTTTTGGGGATGTGGTTTCCAGAGAGGCTGGCAGTTTGGTTTCATAGGCTACTTTTTTAGTTTTCTCCCATTGAGCATATAGGGGACAAGCTGGACCTTGAGAGCCGTATATGTAACATAAAGTGTCTGATTCTGCAGCGGCGCACTTAAGGCATGGGCGGCAATAATTTCCATAGTTATTCCTTATCAGATTTTTTATCTGGTTGGATATTATTCGGTTAACCCAAGGAGCCAGAGGTTTCGATTGATCGTAAAGATGCCATTTTTTGAAAACGTGGATTCTTATTATTTGAGACACATCATCAAAATCCATCCAAGCAAGAGCAGTAAGGTTCCACCTTTTTTTTCTTTTTTTGATTTCTAGGTCTATTTTTTTAGAACAATCTTCAAACTTTAACTTTTTTTTTCTTTTTTTGGGCATTCTTAGGACTTCTTTATACTTCCGGCGTCTTTTAAAAAGTCCTTTTCGATGGTGCCTTTGGAATAACTCGAGTCTTTTTCTCGAACGAATGCGTTTTCTCCTTCTACCGCACTACCTATTATATCTTCCAGCCTGTCTCCATGTCTTTTATTGACATTTAATTCGAATTCCAGAGAAGATATACTGGTGGTGAAACCTTCCCCTTCGTCTTCCTCTTCGTCTCTGCCTATTGTGTACGCGGTTGTCTTTGCGTATAATTTCCCACAACTACCGCAGAACTTAGGCTTACTAAACGCATAGGAGTATCCTGATCCGCAACTTTGACAATATACCTTCATATTAGTGATTTACACTATATATTTTATAAAGAAATTTTTTTTTAACCAAAAAAAGTGTAAAATAATAAAAGCCATGGAAAAGATTAAGTTTAAAAATTCAGACGGAATAGAGTATGAGCTAATATGGAGAAGGCCCCATTACAAATACAACGCTGATGGTTTATGCTATTCTCCTGAACTTGATAACCCAAAAATCCTAGTTGACCCCAAATTAAAAAAAAGAAGGAAGCTGAGCACTCTTATAGAAGAAGTGACCCACGCTTTTTTCTGGGAAAAGAACGAAAAAGAAGTGGGAAAGTTTTCTTCAGTTTTGGCGGGTTTAATTAATAAACAGATCAAATAGTTTCCCATAGCGCCACTTTGCTGACAATAAACTTGGTCAACTCTGACCGAACGATATCTTCCGTTGCAAACTCAAAAGTTTCGATTCCCATTTTTCTACTCTCTTCGTTATCAAAAATATGAAAAATTTTTTCAAACCCCCCTCTTTGACCATTTTTAAGGTCGCTTTGCATAGGATCAGCCAATATAAAAGCTCGAGAGAATTTTCCTATCCTTGTTAAAACAGTGATTATCTCCCTTACGGAACTGTTTTGGGCTTCGTCCAACACTACCGCTTTAGAATTCCAACTCATGCCTCGGGCAAAGTTTACGGGGTGGATGGAGACCCTTTTTTCTTTTTGGAGTTTTTTGACTGTTGTCTCATGTAAAAGCTCATCCAATTTGTCCATAAAGGGTAAATTATAATAATGAAGTTTTTCGTCTGCGTCCCCCGGTAAAAACCCCAATCTCGAGTCAGAGCTTTCTACTGCTGATCGCATGTATATAATGTCTGAAACTTTACTGAGGTTGAGTAGGTTCAGTGCGGAATAAACCGCGATAAGGGTTTTGGAACTTCCCGCTGGACCCTTGCATAAAATTACCCTAGTGCTTTTTTTAAGAGATATATCAATGAATTTTTTTTGTTTCTCTGTCCAGTTGAGTTCGTCTATATAGAAAGTGTCTTTCGGCTTCAGAGTTTCCCTTTGGTGAACCCTCACTTTCCCGTCCAAAATTTCAAGGGCCTGAAAATCCCTTGTACTCTTTACTTTCGGCATCAATTGTATTTTACACTAAATCAGTGTAATTGTTTAAGAAAAGTTATGAATGAGATTACCAATGTTATTTCTCAAGTGGGAGGCTTAATGGAGAAAGGGGGAATAACCACCGAACAAACCGAAAAAATCGCTCAAGACTTAATCGGAGAATACGGGTGGTTAGTGTTGGTTGGACTTCTTGCTATATTAGCGAAAGATACGATGATAAACTTTGTACAAGCTATAATGGTATTCGCCGGAAGTTCATTCAATAATGATGATATAATTTATATTTCGGGCCGTCAGGCTAGAATAGTAAGGGTTGGCGTGAGAAGTACTACCTTTTATATGACCGACAGAAAAACCAAAATGGTCGTTCCGAACGAACAGTTAAAACAACTAACCATTGAAAAAACCCTTTGTCAAAACGGGTCGGTGCCTTACCTTATGAAGGGCGGGGACGAAGGTTTTATTGGATTCAAAGAAATTCCCGTTCCACCCTCTCCGCTGGAGGTAAAGGTTGTTGATGAAGAAAAACCACCCTCTAGGAGAAAATAATATGTTATGATTATGTGTAAGCAAATATTAGATATGAAAGAATCGAGAATTACATACAACGATCTTTGGGAAGACTTGAAGAAAGAGGAAGCTCTCGCAGACGAAAAAGCTGGCTATCCTCCAAAGTGCAATCCGGGATACGAAGCGACCAAAGACGGAAAAAAGTGCGTTAAGGTAACCAAAACTTTACATAAGAGCGGAATACCTAAAAAGAGTTATTAAGTTATTACTCTTATAAAAAAAAGTGTAAATACATCTGTATGAAAAAGTACGTGATGTTAGCTTTGCTAAGCTCTCTAATAGCTTGCACAAATAAAGAAGCTACGCCGGAAGCTTCTGGAGATACTAACGTAGTCGAAGAAAAATCCTTCGGTCAGAAGTTAAAGGAAAAAGTAGTCAAGCAAGCCACAGAAACTGTTGTAGACAAAACAGTAGACAAAGTAGCGGAGAAGGCTAAAGACGAAGCCAAAGATAAATTACTAAAGGTTTTACTTCCTTAATGTAAAATATATCAAACTTCAGTCCCTGAAAAGCGACTGCCAGCCCTGATTCAAATAGATCAGGGCTTTTGGTATCTTTTTATGTGTAATTTAACCTAATGGCGTACAGGACGGCAAATTTATTATTGGATCAGGGTTCAACGTTTTCCACTACTATTACGGGATACGATATTGATGGAAATTTGTTAAATTTAACAGGATACAGCGTCAGAGCAAAAATCAAAGCGAACTATAGCACAGGAACTTCCCTTGTCGATATCACAACTTCAATTCAATCTGGAACTGCCGGGGACGGATATGTAAGTGGTAAAATCGATTTATCCCTCACTGCGACCCAAACATCTGACTTAATGGCGAATGATTGGAGATACGACGTTGAGGTTTATAGCGGAATCAACGTCATAAGGGTACAGCAGGGGTTAGTGAGAATCAACCCGGAGATAACAAGATAATGCTTAAATGGTTAATTATTATATTGATGCTCCTGTGTAGCGCAGGATGTAAATCACCGTTAAAGGAGATAGATTTTTCCATCACTGGCCTTGAAATGGAATTTTACGAACCGGAGGAGTCGAAGAAGAAAGAAGGTTTCCAGTCCTCGGGCGAGTGGAAGTTTTGGGACAAGAAAAAAGACGAAAAGCCTGAGCTCATGAACAGAGACGGGACATTCGGGCCTAAATGATATGAAAGATATCAATTCGGCATCAGACAATAAGTTCTGGTTTGATATGCCAGCTAGTCCAACTGGCCAAAGACCCTCCTCCCCCATTGCAGGACAAATAAAGTACGATACAACCGAGGATGTTTTAGAATATTATAACTCCTCCACTACCGGTTGGATAGCGGTTACTGGAGGTGGAGGCGGCGGAAGTTCTACTTATACTGGTTTAACGGATACCCCGGGAAGTTTGGGGACGGCTGGGCAGGCGGCTGTGGTAAATGCTGCTGGTAATGCTTTAATTTTTTCTGGAGTAAGTAGCACGGTAGGTCCTCAAGGCCCGAGCGGTGCGACAGGGCCTCAAGGAGCGGCTGGAAACGACGGATCCGATGGATCCGATGGATCCGATGGATCCGATGGAGCGGCTGGCGCTACAGGCCCGAGCGGTGCAGTAGGCCCAAGTGGCGTAGCAGGCTCAATCGGTGCAACAGGCCCAAGTGGTGCGACAGGTGCGGCAGGATCAACTAATTTTACAGGACTGACAGATACTCCGGGAAGCTTTGGAACTGAAGGCCAGTCAGTTGTCGTAAATACCGCTGGTAATGCCCTGATTTTTTCAGGAGTTAGTGGGGGCGGCGGCGGCGGAGGAAGTTCTACATTTGTTGGTCTTAGTGATACTCCGGGATCATTTACAGCTGATAAATATATTAGAGTAAATTCTGCAGGGGATGCTTTGGTGTTCGTAGATGGAGGTACTGGTGACGGGGTCGCATTTAGTCAGATTTATACTGGAGATGGAACCACAACGAATTTTGTTCTCACAAATTCCGTAAGCCATGTAAAAGATCTGCTGGTTTCGGTGGAGGGTTTAATTCAAATTCCTGTTGTCGATTATACTTTAACGGGGACAACCGGAATTTCGTTTACCGCAGGGGTAATTAGTGGAAATTTAATTGACATCCGCCATTTAGCTTTACCAAGCGGAGCTGCTGGATCCGTTGGAGCAGATGGGACGGTAGGATCGGGTTGGGCTACGACTGATCAAGGATACTTCACCGGTTTTGACCTTACCGGTTCAGCCGTTGGGATTGTACAAAACGCCAGTGGTTCTGTAGCGGGACTCGATCTGGCTGACAACAAATGGGATGTCTCGATTATTGAAGAAACCGATACTCAAACAGTCGCTGGAAGTCCGGCTGACTTGTTGCTTTCTTTTGATGGATCCAATGGGGCAACGACAACTACTGACAGCAGCACAAACAATCATACAGTTACGCTTCATAACGGAGCTGAAATATCCACAGCTCAGAGCAAGTTCGGAGGGAGCAGTGCCAAGTTTGATGGGTCTAATGATTACGCAAAAGTTTTAAATAGTACTGATTTCGATTTTGGTAGTAGTGATTTTACCATCGAGTTTTGGATGTACTCTCCAGATATAATGGCGGGTATGCATAAAGATATTATTGGTAATAATAAGAGTGGCGTTGGAGACGCCATCTCTGTATATAGTCAACGCAGTTCCGTTACGAACAATAGCTA